ATGCTGAACGTGTCGCTGGCGCTGATGCTGGCACTGTCCCTGATTTACCCGCAGAGCGTGGCCGTCAGTTTTGTCGCCACCTGGGCGATTCTGGCGACGGTTATCTGTGTGGTTGCCGGTGGTGTCGGCGTGTATGCCACTGAGTATGTGCTGGAACGCTACGGGCGGGAGCTGCCGCCGGAATCGCTGGCCGTGAAGATTGTCACGTCGCTGTTTTTGCAGCCGGTGCGGTGGCGCAGACGGGCGGCGGCTCTGGTGGTGATGGTGGCGACGTTTATCGCGCTGGTAGCTGCCGGGTGGATTTTTACCGCGCTGATTTATCTTGTGGCGTCGGTGTTCTTCCGGCTGATACGTAAAGCCTGCCGTCAGCGTTTTGAGGGGCGGGAACCATGTCAAAGCTGATGATTGTGCTGGTCGTGTTGTTATCGCTGGCGGTGGCGGGGCTGTTTCTGGCGAAGCATGAAAACGCCAGCCTGCGCGCCTCGCTGGACAGGGCGAACAACGTCGCCAGTGAACAGCAGACGACCATCACCATGCTGAAAAACCAGCTTCATGTTGCCCTTACCAGGGCAGACAAAAACGAGCTGGCGCAGGTGGCACTGCGTCAGGAGCTGGAGAACGCCGCGAAACGTGAAGCACAGCGCGAGAAAACCATCACGAGGTTACTGAATGAAAACGAAGATTTTCGCCGCTGGTACGGCGCTGACCTGCCTGATGCTGTGCGCCGGTTGCACCAGCGCCCCGCCTGCACCGATGCCAGTGATTGTCCACAACGCCTGCCCGAAAGTGAGTCTTTGCCCGATGCCGGGCAGCGACCCGCAGACGAACGGTGATTTAAGTGCCGATATCCGGCAGCTTGAGAACGCGCTGGCGCGCTGTGCCAGCCAGGTAAAAATGATTAAACACTGTCAGGACGAAAACGATGCTCAAACCCGACAGCCTGCGCAGGGCGCTGACTGATGCCGTCACGGTGCTGAAAACTAACCCCGATATGCTGCGGATATTCGTGGATAACGGGAGTATTGCCTCCACACTGGCGACGTCGCTGTCATTCGAAAAGCGTTACACGCTCAATGTCATTGTGACCGACTTTACCGGTGATTTTGACCTGCTCATCGTGCCGGTGCTGGCGTGGCTGCGGGAAAATCAGCCCGACATCATGACCACTGACGAAGGTCAGAAAAAGGGCTTCACGTTTTATGCAGACATCAACAATGACAGCAGCTTTGATATCAGCATCAGCCTGATGCTGACCGAGCGCACGCTGGTCAGTGAGGTGGACGGCGCGCTGCATGTGAAGAATATCCCGGAACCCACGCCGCCGGAGCCGACCACCCGCCCGATGGAGCTTTATATCAATGGCGAACTGGTGAGCAAGTGGGATGAATGAGTTTAAGCGTTTTGAAGACCGGCTGGCGGGACTTATTGAATCGCTGTCACCGTCAGGGCGTCGGCGACTGAGCGCCGAACTGGCGAAACGTCTGCGTCAGAGTCAGCAGCGTCGGGTGATGGCACAGAAAGCCCCGGACGGCACACCCTACGCGCCACGCCAGCAGCAGAGCGCCAGAAAAAAGACCGGTCGTGTTAAGCGAAAAATGTTTGCGAAACTTATCACCAGTCGTTTTTTGCATATCCGCGCCAGCCCGGAACAGGCATCAATGGAATTTTACGGCGGGAAGTCGCCGAAAATCGCCAGTGTGCATCAGTTCGGTCTGTCGGAAGAAACCCGGAAAAACGGTAAGAAAATTGATTATCCGGCGCGTCCTCTGCTCGGCTTTACCGGTGAGGATGTGCAGATGATTGAAGAGATTATCCTGGCTCACCTTGAGCGTTAGTTTTATCCAGGCAGAGGCTGATGCGCAATTAAACATTGAGCGGCCATGCTGGTCGCTCAATGTTTAGAGGTTTATGAGTGATTTTTATTTGATGCTTTGTATTCTACAACCTTCTTATTGGCGTAAAGGAATTTTGTATATGACAGGAATATAACCATACCTGAAATGAAATAGATGAGGGATATTATTAATAATGCTTTTTTTTGGCTGTTATTATCTTTAATCTCCTGACTTAACCATTCGGAGTCCTCCTCGTTTAGCTGTAAGAGCTTATTGCAGGCGATCTCAGGAAGTGTGTCTTTTATAAATACGTTTCGTAGCCTCTTGCAATCGGCAAGGCTATAAGTTTTATTGAATTCAACTGTTTTATTGTTGAAGGATAAAAGAACTTTGTCACTATAAACATAGTACATCATATTTTTATATGGTATGCCTATGGCATCTCTTACTATAGCGGATTGTTTGTTGTGTATATAACATGCGAGGAGAATGTAAAAAATACTGGCCAGAATTACAATTATTGTTTTAATTATGTGTGGTGGTTTTGTTATGTCACCCCAGATGCGAGTAAGGAAAAAATACGATGTTTTTAGTTTTCCATCAATCAGTCCCTGCTGTATCATTCTCACATTTTCAATGCCTGATACATTGATTCCGTTAATTATTTTAAATAGTTGAATGTCGCGCCACTCGCGGTCAAGTCTTTTTAATTTTTTGTCTGAATATCCAAAATTGAAATAATGTGCAATAAGCCTCATAAGGTTACTTTTACCAAAGCTAAAAAATGCTAATACTGCAAAGCTACAAAGGAAAAAAACGATTAGCCCCCACACATTAGTCACATTATAGCTGACCATTACGCTCTCCTTGAATGTTGTCTGGTAGTTCTACAAATGAATCCAGATAGCATAACTTTTATATATTGTGCAATCTCACATGCATGAACACTCTCGCAAATATTCAGGAACTCGCGCGCGCACTGCGCAACATGATTCGCACCGGCATTATCGTCGAAACCGACCTTAACGCCGGTCGCTGCCGTGTGCAGACCGGCGGCATGTGCACTGACTGGCTTCAGTGGCTGACCCATCGTGCCGGTCGTTCGCGCACATGGTGGGCACCTTCCGTGGGGGAGCAGGTGCTGATTCTGGCCGTGGGCGGTGAACTCGACACGGCGTTCGTTCTGCCGGGGATTTATTCCGGCGATAACCCCGCGCCGTCTGCGTCGGCGGATGCCCTGCATATCCGTTTCCCTGACGGGGCGGTGATTGAATATGAACCCGAAACCAGTGCACTCACGGCAAGCGGAATTAAAACGGCCAGCGTGACGGCTTCTGATTCTGTTACTGCCACGGTGCCGGTGGTCATGGTGAAAGCATCAACCCGCGTCACCCTGGACACACCGGAGGTGGTCTGCACCAACAGGCTGATTACCGGCACGCTGGAAGTACAGAAGGGCGGGACGATGCGCGGCAACATTGAACACACCGGCGGTGAACTCTCATCAAACGGTAAGGTACTGCATACCCACAAACACCCCGGCGACAGCGGCGGCACAACCGGGAGTCCTTTATGACAGCGCGTTATCTCGGAATGAATCGCAGTAATGGCCTGACTGTCACTGACCTTGAGCATATCAGCCAGAGTATCGGCGATATCCTGCGCACGCCGGTCGGCTCACGGGTGATGCGTCGTGATTACGGCTCGTTGCTGGCATCAATGATTGACCAGCCGCAGACCCCGGCGCTTGAGTTGCAGATTAAGGTCGCCTGTTACATGGCAGTGCTGAAATGGGAACCCCGCGTCACCCTGTCATCCGTCACCACGGCGCGCAGCTTTGACGGGCGAATGACGGTCACGTTGACCGGCCAGCACAACGACACCGGCCAGCCACTTTCGTTAACCATCCCTGTGAGTTGAAACCATGCCGATTATCGACCTGAACCAGCTACCCGCACCGGATGTGGTCGAGGAGCTGGACTTTGAAACCATTCTTGCCGAACGCAAGGCGACACTGATTTCCCTTTACCCGGAAGACCAGCAGGAGGCGGTCGCCCGTACCCTGACGCTGGAATCCGAGCCTCTCGTCAAACTGCTGGAGGAAAATGCTTATCGTGAGCTTATCTGGCGTCAGCGTGTGAATGAGGCTGCACGGGCGGTGATGCTGGCCTGTGCAGCCGGTAATGACCTTGATGTGATTGGTGCCAATTACAACACCACGCGCCTGACTATCACCCCGGCAGATGATTCGACCATTCCGCCGACACCGGCAGTGATGGAGTCTGACACCGATTATCGTCTGCGTATTCAGCAGGCGTTTGAGGGCTTAAGCGTCGCCGGGTCGGTGGGTGCCTATCAGTATCATGGTCGCAGTGCCGACGGGCGTGTCGCGGATATCTCTGTCACCAGTCCGTCTCCGGCCTGCGTCACCATCTCTGTGCTGTCACGTGAAAATAACGGTGTTGCATCCGAAGACCTGCTGGCCGTGGTGCGTAACGCCCTTAATGGTGAGGACGTCAGGCCGGTGGCCGACCGCGTGACCGTGCAGTCTGCCGCCATCGTTGAATACCAGATAAACGCCACGCTTTACCTTTACCCTGGTCCCGAAAGCGAACCCATCCGCGCTGCCGCCGTGAAAAAACTGGAAGCGTATATCACGGCACAGCACCGGCTGGGGCGCGACATCCGTCTGTCTGCCATTTATGCCGCTTTGCATGTGGAAGGTGTGCAGCGTGTCGAACTGGCAGCACCACTGGCCGACATCGTGCTCAACAGTACGCAGGCGTCTTTCTGTACCGAATACCGCGTCGTGACCGGAGGCTCGGATGAGTGATTCGCGACTGCTGCCGACCGGCTCATCACCGCTTGAGGTCGCCGCCGCAAAAGCCTGTGCGGAAATTGAAAAAACGCCGGTCAGTATTCGTGAGCTGTGGAACCCGGACACCTGTCCGGCAAATCTGCTGCCGTGGCTGGCGTGGGCGTTTTCGGTCGACAGGTGGGATGAAAAGTGGCCGGAAGCGACAAAACGCGCCGTTATCCGCGATGCCTATTTCATCCACTGTCATAAAGGCACTATAGGTGCAATCCGGCGTGTGGTGGAGCCGCTCGGCTATCTCATCAACGTGACGGAGTGGTGGGAAACCAGTGACCCGCCGGGCACCTTCCGGCTTGATATTGGTGTACTGGAAAGTGGCATCACAGAGGCAATGTATCAGGAAATGGAACGGCTGATTGCTGATGCCAAACCTGCAAGCCGCCACCTTATTGGCCTGAACATTACCCGGGACATTCCCGGCTACCTGTTCGCCGGTGGTGTGGCTTATGACGGCGATGTAATTACGGTTTACCCCGGATAAGTGAGGAATAATGAGCACAAAATTCAGAACCGTTATCACCACTGCCGGTGCAGCAAAGCTGGCAGCGGCAACCGCGCCGGGAGGGCGGAAGGTCAACATTACCACGATGGCCGTCGGGGATGGCGGTGGTAAATTGCCTGTCCCGGATGCCGGACAGACCGGGCTTATCCATGAAGTCTGGCGACATGCGCTGAACAAAATCAGCCAGGACAAACGAAACAGTAATTATATTATCGCAGAGCTGGTTATTCCGCCGGAGGTGGGCGGTTTCTGGATGCGTGAGCTTGGCCTGTACGATGATGCGGGAACATTAATTGCCGTGGCGAACATGGCCGAAAGTTATAAGCCAGCTCTTGCCGAAGGCTCAGGGCGTTCGCAGACCTGTCGCATGGTCATCATCGTCAGCAGTGTGACCTCAGTGGAGCTGACCATTGACACCACAACGGTGATGGCGACGCAGGATTACGTTGATGACAAAATTGCAGAACATGAACAGTCACGACGTCACCCGGACGCCTCGCTGACCGCAAAAGGTTTTACTCAGTTAAGCAGTGCGACCAACAGCACGTCTGAAACACTGGCTGCAACGCCGAAAGCGGTTAAGGCCGCATATGACCTGGCTAACGGGAAATATACCGCACAGGACGCTACCACAGCGCGAAAAGGTCTTGTCCAGCTCAGTAGTGCCACCAACAGCACGTCTGAAACGCTTGCCGCAACACCAAAAGCGGTAAAAGCAGCATATGACCTTGCTAACGGGAAATATACCGCACAGGACGCCACCACAGCGCGAAAAGGTCTTGTCCAGCTCAGTAGCGTCACCAACAGCGATTCTGAAACGCTTGCGGCAACGCCAAAGGCGGTAAAGGCCGCGTATGACCTTGCTAACGGGAAATACACTGCACAGGACGCCACCACGGCGCGGAAAGGTCTTGTTCAGCTCAGTAGCGCCGCCAACAGTGATTCTGAAACGCTGGCCGCAACACCAAAAGCAGTGAAGTCTGCCTATGACAATGCTGAAAAACGTCTTCAGAAAGATCAGAACGGTGCGGATATTCCGGGAAAGGATACCTTCACGAAAAATATCGGTGCCTGTCGTGCTTATAGCGGCGCTTTGAGCACTGAAGCCGGAAACTGGACAACCGCTCAGTTTATTGAATGGCTGGATTCCCGTGGTGCATTTAATCATCCGTACTGGATGTGCAAATGTTCATGGTCATACGGCAATAATAAAATTATTACCGATACTGGCTGTGGAACTATTCATCTTGCAGGTTGCGTTATTGAGGTTATGGGTAATAAAGGTGCCATGACCATCCGTGTAACAACACCAAGCACTTCTACCGGAGGCGGCACCACTAACGCTCAATTCACTTATATTAATCATGGTGATGCTTATGCCCCCGGCTGGCGACGAGACTACAACACGAAAAACCAGCAGCCTGCATTTGCTTTAGGGCAAACAGGAAGCAGGGTTGCAAATGATAAAGCTGTTGGCTGGAACTGGAATAGCGGTGTTTATGATGCAGATATCAGCGGTGCATCGACATTAATCCTCCACTTCAATATGAATGCGGGGAGTTGCCCTGCCGTACAGTTCCGTGTGAATTATAAGAACGGCGGTATTTTTTATCGTTCAGCACGTGATGGTTATGGATTTGAGGCTAACTGGTCAGAGTTTTACACCACAACCCGCAAACCCTCTGCGGGAGATGTTGGTGCATATACCAAAGCTGAATCGGATTCTCGCTATGTACGAGATATTCGCCTGGGCACACGTGTTGTTCAGACTATGCAAAAAGGTGTGATGTATGAAAAATCAGGCCATGTAATTACAGGGCTTGGTATTGTCGGTGAAGTCGATGGTGATGACCACGCAGTATTCAGACCAATACAAAAATACATTAATGGCACATGGTATAACGTCGCACAGGTGTAATTTATGCAGCATTTAAAAAATATTACTGCAGGTAATCCCAAAACTGTTGCCCAATATCAACTGACAAAAAATTTTGATGTTGTCTGGTTATGGTCTGAAGACGGAAAAAACTGGTATGAGGAAGTAAGTAATTTTCAGGAAGACACGATAAAGATTGTTTACGACGAGAATAATATAATTGTCGGCATCACCAGAGATGCTTCAACGCTTAACCCTGAAGGTTTTAGCGTTGTCGAGGTTCCTGATATTACCGCCAACCGACGTGCTGATGACTCAGGTAAATGGATGTTTAAGGATGGTGCCGTGATTAAGCGGATTTATACGGCAGACGAACAGCATCAACTGGCAGAATCACAAAAGGCAACTTTACTTTCCGAAGCTGAATCCGTGATTTTGCTGCTGGAGCGCGCTGTCAGGCTGAATATGGCAACAGAGGAGGAACGCAGCCGACTGGAAGCATGGGAACGCTACAGTGTTCTGGTCAGTCGTGTGGATCCTGCAAATCCTGAATGGCCGGAAATGCCGCAGTAAGTTGTATGAGCTCTGGTGGGAGCTTACATATCTATGGCACAGAGTAAAGTCTAATCTGACAGTCCGCTCTGTGCCAAGAGCGGAAGTTTTCCAGCAAATTGTCTTGGTCAAAAGAGAGGCAGACCAGTTAGCCCCATATTTTTCACGCTAGTCATTTCTATTAAAGATATATAAGCCCATATCTATATTAATAACTTAAAATAAATTCAACAGAGTGAGTAACTAAGAGCATAAATGCATCCTTTTACTAACTAATTATTTTGGCAAGTGCTGTCAGCGAGCAGAGAAAAATCACTATTTTCAATTGCGTTCACAAGTTTTGCAATATCATGATTTTTTTCATAAAAGATATATAACGCCGCATACAGATTCATTTCGGGTTCAATCTTTGGAAATGACACGCTGATCATACGTTCATTTTTGATATATGCATCATCACCCTTATAGTACATTCCAACATAATTGTCCCATCGTTCAATAAGACTCATCTCGAACAAATCATCAAGGTCTTTTGAAAAAGATTGATAGTTTGTATCGTCAATCATTAGTGGCCCGAAAAGTTGCTTTTCAGGAAACTCGATTTTCGTGCTTGTACTCTTCGGTATATTTATCTCACTGATAATTTTGCTTAAAAGATTTCTAGCAGATAAAGTGCATTGACGCAGTCTATTTTTAAAAAGTTCTAGAAATTCATATACGATCTGCTCACCTTCGTCAACATCATCAAACCATTCATTAGTATGAATTAACGCGTTGAAAAGACTCAAGTCAAAGGGGATCGGCTTGTTTTCTGATACACAATACCCCTGATTGAAAGCAACGTCCCCAGGAGAGAAATAATCCGAGTATTCTTTCCGGGCAAGGGTCAAAAAATCACGCTGAAATTCTAAAGTCTGTCCCATTACCTTTTCGACTAGGTCGTACAATGTGAAATATTTGCACTGAAAATCGTCAGGGTGTTCACGTACGTTATCAGGTAGGCGTTCAGCCGTGAGGACGAAAAACCAAATCTCGTCAAACTTACCCTTTAACTTCTCATTATTTCGAAGTTTGTCTAATGTTTTCTGATACTTAACCTTTCTTGCAGTGGCAGTCATTTGCAAACCTAAGCGCTTTCCCGGTTGCACATAGTCGAGACCAGGGTAGTTTTGGGATATCCTATTCATATCCTCAAACTGCTCTCCCCAGGCATGATTGATTAGAGGCAATAGCGAGCTCTCTTGGGCTGTAGAAAGATCATTTAAATTGCTGCTGGTTTGCATCTTGATTTGAGTAGCAAGTTTCGTTGCAAAGCTAGTTAATTCTTCCCTGTTTTTCATTTGCTCTGGTTTCAATTTAATTTCTCCAGCCGATATTCGTATCTGCCATTGTGACTTACTCTCTATTGATTAACAAATAGAAGCAGGTTTACCTTTTCTATAAGAAGGATGCTAATGTCTGCTTTTCGCTCAAAATAGGCTGTCAGATTTGATAGCGTTTGGGCTATGTAAATTGTCAGTTGAAAAATGAGTGAGTACAAATCAGGACGGGCGGGCGAGTTGCCCGCCTTTTCTTTAATCTGTTGTTTCATCCACTGACCAGTCAGGTCAAATAGCGTCTTATGCTCTGCACAACAGAAAATAGTTGCACCCATTAACCACGGAGTTAAACGGATGAGTGACTATCATCACGGCGTGCAGGTGCTGGAGATTAACGACGGCACCCGCGTCATTTCCACCGTATCCACCGCCATTGTTGGCATGGTCTGCACGGCCAGCGATGCGGATGCGGAAATCTTCCCCCTCAATAAACCGGTGCTGATTACCAATGTGCAGAGCGCAATTGCAAAGGCCGGTAAAAAAGGCACGCTGGCGGCGTCGTTGCAGGCCATCGCTGACCAGTCAAAACCGGTCACCGTAGTCGTGCGTGTGGAAGACGGCACCGGCGACGACGAAGAAACGAAACTTGCGCAGACTGTTTCCAATATCATCGGCACCACCGACGAAAACGGTCAGTACACCGGACTGAAAGCCCTGCTGGCGGCGGAGTCGGTTACCGGTGTTAAACCGCGTATTCTCGGTGTGCCGGGACTGGACACCAAAGAGGTGGCGGTTGCACTGGCATCAGTCTGTCAGAAGTTGCGCGCTTTCGGGTATATCAGCGCATGGGGCTGTAAAACCATTTCCGAGGTGAAAGCTTACCGCCAGAATTTCAGCCAGCGTGAGCTGATGGTCATCTGGCCGGATTTCCTCGCATGGGATACGGTCACCAGTATCACCGCCACCGCGTATGCAACCGCCCGTGCACTGGGGCTGCGTGCCAAAATCGACCAGGAGCAGGGCTGGCATAAAACGCTGTCCAATGTCGGGGTGAACGGTGTTACCGGCATCAGCGCATCTGTATTCTGGGATTTGCAGGAGTCCGGCACCGATGCTGACCTGCTTAACGAGTCAGGCGTCACTACGCTGATTCGCCGCGACGGTTTCCGCTTCTGGGGTAACCGTACCTGCTCTGATGACCAGCTGTTCCTCTTTGAAAACTACACCCGCACCGCGCAGGTGCTGGCCGACACGATGGCTGAGGCGCACATGTGGGCGGTGGACAAG